GATATTTTTGAAAATATCGCCCATTTATTAGAGGTGACTTTTGATACCAAAAAAAAGTAGATGAATCTGAAGATGCTTCAGATGAAGTATTTACTTCTGAATCATTTTTCATGTGTTGTAAGCAATGTGGCCTAACACTAGATGAATTGTCAGAAATGACAATAGGAAATGCTCTTGATTATCAGACAAAATATGTTGAAATGCATAGTGATAATAAGAAAGAGAAGAAAGCAGTTCGCGCAACACAAAATCATTTTGATAATTTTTAGAGCGAGATTAATTAATCTCGCTCGTTTTAATAATTTAAGAAAGGAGGAATAACATGGCTAAGATTAAAGGGATAACTATTGAAATAGATGGGAATACACAAGGGCTAGAAAAAGCGTTAAAAGGTGTTGAAAAAAATACAACTAGTATCCAAAAGGAGTTAAAACAAGTTGATAAGCTATTGAAATTCGACCCCAATAATACGGTGCTTTTATCACAAAAACAAGAGTTGCTTGGGAAAAGCATCCATGCGACATCAGATAAATTAAAAGTATTGAAATCAGTAGAAGAACAAGTCGAAGCGCAATTTAAACAAGGGAAAATCGGAGAAGAACAATACCGTGCATTTAAACGTGAAGTAGAGAGCGCTCAAAACGTTCTTGATGGTTACAAAGGGAAATTATCCGGAGTACAAGGGGAACAAAGCAAGCTTGGAGAAAACACTAAAACTCTGGAGAAATACTTTAGTTTGACAGGGAAAAGTGTTGAAGATTTTCGCCACATTCTTGGTGATAAGCTAACAAATGCAATTAAAAGCGGAAAAGCAAGTAGCGCAGATTTGGATAAAGCTCTTGAGAAGATAGGGAAAAGCGCCTTAGGAAGTAAGGTAGATGTTAACGAATTTAAAAATGCTATCAACAAAATAGATGGAACTAGCGGTATTGATAAGCTAGAAAAACAATTCAAGAGTTTAGATGGTGTAGTAGAAGAATCAACTAAAAAAATTGGGAAAAAACTAGATTTTCAAAATATCCAAGCTGGCGCACAAGTTGTTCAAAACCTTGGGAATAAAATTAAAAGTTTTGGTAGCGAAGCAGTTAACGCATTTACAGAAATAGATGCAGGGTTGGATATAGTAACATCGAAAACGGGAGCTACAGGAACAGCATTAGAGGGGATGCACGATATCGTAAAAAATATCGGTGGAACAACTGGTTATAGTTTTGAACAAATCGGTAATGCAGTTGGTGAAGTTAATACACAATTTGGTTTAACAGGAGAAACTTTAGAGAAAACATCATTACTATTTTTAAAATTTTCAAAAGCTAACAATGCTGATGTAACTACCAGCACAATCAACGCTAAAAAAGCGATAGAGGCATTTGGATTAAGTTCTGAAAACTTAGGAAATGTATTAGACTCGGTAACCAAGATTGCACAGAATACTGGACAATCAGTTGACACGATTTTTAGCAAAACAATAGCGAATGCTCCAATTCTCAAAGAACTAAACCTTAGTTTCCAACAAGGCGCAAACCTTATTGGATTATTTGAACAAAAAGGTCTAGATTCGTCGAATATGTTAAGTAAACTATCCAAAGCAGCAGCAGTGTACGGAAAAGAAGGGAAAAGCCTAACTGAGGGGCTTAAAGAAACCATAGAAAAAATAAAAAACGCTAAAGATGGCCAAGAACAATATAATGAAGCAACAAGAGTTTTTGGAACTAAAGCCGCTCAATATATGATTACAGCAATTAAAGAAGGTAAGTTAAGTTTTGAATCTTTAAATAGTACTATGGAAGATGTTCAAGGGACTACCGAAGAAACCGCTAAAAAGATGGGGGAATCTCATAAAGGAATGGGTGCTGCTGCTAACGCACATAAATTGGCAATGTCAGCATTAGGAGAAATAATTGCAGAAACAATAACACCTATCTTTCAACAATTAGCTAAAGCATTCAAAAAAGTGGCTGACTTTTTCAATAAAATCCCAGCGCCAATAAAAGATTTTGTAGTAGTACTTGGGTTGGTAGTGGCCGCCTTTGCTTCTTTAGCACCAAGCATCGCAGTCGTTGCGCTTGCTATGTCCTCACTAGAGATTGCACTCGCGCCAATATTATTAATATTTGCTGGGATAGCATTAGCAATTGCAGGGATTATTGTTATTTGGAAAAACTGGGGTAGTATCATTGATTGGTTAAGCCAAAAATGGGATGAGTTTAAAAATTACATATCAGGAATATGGACAGTTATTTCCGAGACAGCCAGTATAGTTTGGGGGACAATAAGCACAACCATATCAACGGTAATAACTGTGATTTCAACCATAATCAGTACTACACTAGCAATAATAAGTGGAATATGGTCGAGTATCTGGGAAACAATTAGCGGTGTTGCTTCAACAGTCTGGCAAACAATAAGCACAACGATATCAACCTTAATCGATGGTATTTCAACCACAATCAGCACAGTATTAAACACAATTAGTGGTGTATGGTCAACCATTTGGGGGACAATCAGTGGTATTGCCTCAAGTATTTGGACTGGAATTACAACAACAATTTCTGGAGCATTAGATGGAATCAGCACAACATTTAGTTCTATAATGAACGGAATCAGCGGAACTGCAAGCAGTATTTGGGATGGAATTAAGGGAATATTTAGCCGAGCAATAGACTGGATTAGAGGATTGTTTAATTTCGAATTCAGGTGGCCGCATATTCCACTACCGCATTTCAGTATAAGCGGAAGTATGAATCCATTGAGATGGATTGATGAAGGTGTTCCAAAAATTTCTGTTCAGTGGTACGCAAAGGGCGGTATTTTAACTAAACCAACAATATTCGGTGCAAGAGACGGCCAATTATTAGGTGGTGGAGAGGCAGGCAATGAGGCAGTCCTACCGCTTAATGAACAAACATTAGGAGCAATTGGGCGAGGAATAGCTGCAACAATGAATGGCGAAAGTTTAGTCATTAATATTAACAATCCAATTGTTAGAGAAGAAGCAGATATTAAACTAATAGCACAAGCAGTATATCAAGAAATTGAAAAAGGAAAAAATAGATTAAATAAATTGAGAGGGATAAGCGATGATAGAATTTAACAAGTTAACTTTTAATAACAAAAGCACAGCTGACTTTGATTTCGAAATTATCGTTGAAACTTCTCCATCGTTTAACTATGTAAGCAGCAAATCAGAATTATTTGAGTTAGACGGAAAAACAGGTGCATTGGTTCGAGATAACTCAAATAGAGGTGTATTGCCGTTAAAATATATCCTACATCTGATTCAACCAACAGAGGAGCAACTCAAAGAAATTAAACGCTGGCTATCAGCCGAGAATGCCTGGTTGAAACCGCCTCAAAAAAACATTTTACACAAAGTATACAAAGTGGAAAGTTTTTCTTCACTTAGGGACAAATTAGGTAACTACCAAATTGAAGTTGAATTTAAATGTGATCCTATTGCATACAATATAGAGCTATTCAGCAAAGTATTTAACCCAAATGGAACTTTAGACACACTAGGAGATTATGATATTTTCCCAAAAATAACAATTGAAGGTAATAGCACCAGTGAAGTAAGTTTAACAATTGGAACTCAAGTAGTAAGATTCTCAAAATTAGATACAAAAATCGTAATGGACGGAAATCCAAGCAATCCAGTTGTTTTGGATAAAAACGGAAATGATGAAACAGTACTTTGGCGAGGTGATTTTATTAAATTACAGCCAAATAAAAGGCTTGGTGTTGTTGGTAGCACAGGAATTACAAGTATTAAAATCGAATGCAGATGGGGGTGGTATTAGTGATTGAATTGTATAATCAAAACACAACGGATTTCACCTATCATGGAGTAATTCTACATGAATGCACGAAAGCAGTTGTTAAAGAAGCTCTAAACGGAGATTTTATCGCTACAATAGAATATCCTATCACTAATTCCCATAGGTATAAAAAACTTAAAATAAACAAGATTATATACATACCAACCCCTAGAGGTAAACAACCATTTAGAATTTATGATCTTGAAAAAAGAAATGACAGAATAATAATTGAAGCGCAGCACACAACTTTCGACCTAATGGAGCAGTTAGTAGCACCAGTCAGCATTAACAATAAAACTTGTAGAGAAGCTTTAGACACTTTATTCGGAAAAATGAAAACCCCAAATAGTAAATTCACTTGGAAATCTGAAATAACAGAACGTCATACTTACAATACAACGGAAGAAAAAACCTTTTATTCCAACTTAATGGACGGTAAGCACAGCGTAATAGGAACATGGGAAGGTGAATTATTAAGGGATAACTTTGGCATAGAAATTAAAAAGAGAATTGGAAAAGATACTAATATTCTAATTTCAACAAGCACAAATCTTAAGACTTTTGAAGAAAAAGAAAGCTCACGCGGAGTAGTTACTAAAATCTATGGGAAATCGACTTTTAAAGCCAATAAAGACGATAAAGAAGACACTGTGATAACAGCGGTAGCGATAAGCCCGCTAAGAAATACATATCCTTTTGAACGCGAAAAAAACTATGAAAACAACGATATAAGAAGCCAATCAGAGCTTATACAATGGTTAAATAATAAATTTAATAAAGATCACATCGACAAAATAAGCAGCAATATTAAAGTAACACATCAACAACTAAACAACCGAGTAATTAACTTGGGCGATACCGTAAGGATTTATGTAGTCGAGCATAATATAGAAGTCACTAGAAAATGCACAGAATACGAGTATGATTCTATCTTTAAACGATATATCAACGTTACTTTCGGTGAGGAAAAAACAGGAATAACAGGAATTGGAAGCACGCACAGTGATAGCAGTAAAGAAGTTCAAGATATTGTAAGTATGTTTCCTGGTAACAGCAAAGAATACTATGATAATCTAGCTGAATTATTGCAAGAAAACGCCAAGAAGTTATTCGAAAAAGAAAGTGAAAAATTCTTAGAAGGCATTAAAGATGGTATTGAAAAGAATAAATCTCAAATAGAACTTAATAAAGCAAAAATCACAGATGAACTAAATAGGCTTAAAGTAGATACTAGTAACGAATTAAGCAACTTTAACAAAAGTTTAAAAGAAACAAAAGCTATAATGGACGGCCGTAACGACAATTACGAAGCACGATTTGACGCCCTTCATTATGAAAATGCTGCATTTTCTAATAAGTTCGAAGAAACAGCGAAAGGAATTCGAAGAGAAATAAGCAATGTTGATAGTAAGGTAAGTACTTTAAATTCATGGAAAACAGTAGCCAATGAAACCTTAAATAACGTAGTATCTAAAACAAATGATGTACTAACCTATTCACAATTAAAAATAACAAGTAATGGCATTAATTTCGGTGCAGGCCAAGAGTTCAACGGACAAAAATTAATAAGTATGCTTACAGTTAATCCGGGTTATATCAAGGCAATAACCGAAAAAATGATAATAACTCCGGCTAATGAAAATTTAGTGGATTTAGATCTCAAGAATACTTCTTTTGTAGCCAGCAACGGAAAGGTGTTAGCAACCGAAATAACAGGAATCAATACTCCAGCAGAATTCCTTATCAAAGGATACGCGCAAATACAAGAGGGCAATATATTATATTTTTCCGCAAAAGTGCAATTAAAAAACTCGAATACTATTCGCACATATAAGTGCTTACATTATCTTGATGAGAGTGGAAATTTCGAGCGCGACTTAAAGATAGATGATGTTGATGCAGATCAAGTGAAGAACATATCTTTTATAGCAGATATATTTACCTATATCCAATCTAATGCAAGGATAGTTACATTTAAAAACTTAGCCATTATCCAAAAAAAATCAGCAAGCTTACTGGTGGACGGAACTATCACATCGACTCATCTAAAGTCTAAGATTATTGCATCACACCATATTGTAACAGATGCAATAGAGGCAATACATATCAAATCAAATAGTATTACAGCTGATAAAATGTTAATTGATGAGGCATTCATTAACAAATTATTAGTTAATAATTTATTAGTGGATAAAATAACCTCTAATTACGCATTTATTAACACAATATTAACAACGGATATAGATGCAACCCGAATAAAGTCTGGATATTTAAGTGGAGATAGAATATACGGTGGAATAATCCAAGGTGTTACACTAAAAGGGTTAGACAAAATTATGATTGGACAATATGGATTCTTACAACCAATTAGCAATGGATTGCAAATCAACGCGCCAGCCAATTATAACGCAAGCTACGGTGTAGGAGTACAAATTTTCGGTTCACCCAAAGGCGACCGAGGCGATGGCTCATACATACCGTATGGTTTATATGTATATAAAGACCAAGATTTCAACAACTCAAATGCACTGCCACAAGCAACTGATGAATATCTCCTACACGTCAGAGGATTTATCAACGCAAGAGGGCTTGGATATTTAAGATTAGGAACGAGTTCGGTTGATGGATCAAAAACTGGGACGTTATCTTACTATTCATCTAACAATGTTGCCTTAGCCCTAGGCGGGGGAAACGATATATACTACACATACAATGGAACCGCTTATAGCCTTTGGAACGTAATTACTCGAAACTCTTCAGACGTGAAATTAAAAACAAACATAAAAGTATCTAATCACAGTGGATTGAATGTAATTAAACAACTTTCTTTTAAAGAATTTGACTGGATTAAAGATGGTGATAGA